CCACTAAGCAATGTATCTTGGTAGCGTCCTGCTCAAAACCGTCTGTTTCAATATCAAAAATAAGTGCCATACCATCCTTTCGCTGAAGTGACTTCTCTAAGTGTACTACTCTTCGTCTATGTCCTCGAAATCCTCAGGATTCCCATGCTGGATGAGGATACGCAGAATAACTATGTCGATAACAACTGTGGCTACACCGGCTTGTTCCCGTCCTACGAACTCCAAGCCAACTGCCATCCCTGAAATTAAATGAAATGAGAATACGGTCAAAATGTATACGCCTCTTGCATAAATGGTTGTTCGGTAAGTCTACCAGTATCCCGGCTGAAGTGTAACTCACCAGCCAGTCCGGTATCACCTGTAAATCTATTCTTTAGAACGCGCACCTGAGTCACATTAGGGCTATCTGACTGCTGATTCCTTTCTAGCCCTATGACCACATCCGACAACTGAGCGATGGCATGAGAGCCTCTCAGTTGTGACAGAGAGGTGGTCTGCCCCTCTTCGTGACCCTTGTTGCCTTCAGGTCTCTTTAGGTGTGACACAAGCAACATCCCCACACCTGTCTCCTCCACACACTGGCGAAGGTAGGTCATGGTGTTGTCTATGAGCCTACGCTCGTCACCCGATTCAAGACCGCTAACAACAATGCTGAGATGGTCAAGTACAATCCAGCCACAACCAAGGCCTTTAGCGAGAAACCGAATACGAGACATGAGATTATCAATGTCACTACTGCCCCAGTGATCGTAAAGGAAGACTCTGCCAGAACCCACAGTATCGTCAAAAGAACGCTTAAGGTCGTGTTCATTAACACCTTCCCTAGTTATGTGTATCGGTTTGTTCAATGATATGCCCATGAGTCCCAAGGCTGTACGCCTAGGGTTCTCTTCTAGCATGATCATGCCAACAGTCTCTCTTTCGGAGACAATGAGGTGATGCGCTATCTCTCGGACAAAGGCAGACTTGCCTATGCCTGAGCCAGCCGTGACGGTCACAAGCTCGCCCTTACGGAGTCCTTTGGTCTTCTCATTGAGACCAGTGAACGGGTAAGGGACAGACGCTGTGAGGTCTTCCTTGGCTACCTGCTCCCACAAGTCCTTACCCGATATGATTCCATCGGGTCTAAACTCTTGGGCATTCCAGATGGCCTTGATGATCTCCTGAGACCGTCCTGCTTGGTGGAGTTCATTAGGATCCTTGAGACCGAGGGTAGCGATCTTCGCCACCCCCGGCTTCAATACCTCAGCACAGAGCTTTGCTGCTTCCTGCCCTGGTTCATCCATGTCAAACATGATGACCACGGATTCGAAGTTTTCGAGCCACTCAAGTTGCTGTCTGAAGGTCCTCACAGCGCCTTGAGCGCCATGAGGGACCGACACGACAGGCCACTTGTTTCCTTGGATCTGTGAGACGGTTAGGGCATCAACTTCGCCCTCAGTGACCACTAGGATCTTCCCGTTAGCCCACAGGTTCTGACCAAAGAACGGTAGCTTGCTTCCTTCTCCAATGACCTGGAAGTTTTTGTCCCTGTCTCGGATCTTGCAGGCAATAAGTGTGTTGTCCCGATAATAGGGGTAATAATGAACCATCTTCCCCTTATACGAGCCAACCCTGACTCCAAACTTCTGGCAGGTTCCCTCGTCAATCCCACGGGCACTCAAAGGTGTAACTTCAGCTTCCCGATAGGGCTGCAAGTCCGTGGGGATCGTCGGTTTTACAACAGCGCCTCCCTCAGAATCCCCAGGCTCATAGTAGCCACAGCCAAAGCAATAGCCATGGAGGTCTGTGTATCGAGCTAGGTTGTCTTTGGATCCACAGGAGGGACAGGGTTCATGCTTCAGAAATTCACTTTCGCTCATACTCCTCCTTAGAATACACACTCACACGGTTTACCGTCAGGGTCAGACTTCACAATCAGTTTTGTTTGCTTTCGTACCCTAGCCCAAAACGTCCGAGCATCTTCATGCTCAGTCGTGGTGATGCCTAGGCACTTCATCTGGGCAAACAGCGGCTCAAGGTCTTGAAGCTCGCCCTCGTTAAGAATGGAATATCCAATCTCTTCCTCAGCCTGTTTTCCCTTCTCCCACAAATCGGGACGGTTCAGGTAGACGAGATACCAATGCTGCTTTCCAGCCTTGAGACAGCCTGTGCAGTTGGCGTGTTTGAAGACATTGTAGCTATTAGGAGGCTCAATGCCGATTTCCTTGGTGCTGTAAATCGTACGGTCTTCCCAAAGAGCAAGCGGGTAGTCGGTCTTGAACCCCTGAACCCCGAGGATCCCGCTTCGGCGTTGAATACGATGTGGCTCATCTGCATCAAACCCGTAATAAATAACGACATCCTTTTCTGGGTGGTTCTCCTTTAGGTACTTCTCAAACGGGAAGGTCTTTAGCCTGTGTGTGCAAAGAGCAGTGCCATTACCGACCTTAAAAGCCTTTGCGTCCATAACTACATCAAACTGATCCTTGGTTTCCCAATCAGGATGGTTCGCGTAGGTGATGGAGATGCCGAGATAATCGGCAACCTCCTTCTTGAACCGCTTGATGTCGGCCTCTTCAACCCTGGGGTTGAGGTCGTGGTTCAGCAGGATCGTGTTCTCCTTGCCGAACTTTCTGGCTACCTCAATCGCTACTAACGCAGAACTGTGCCCTCCTGAGTAACATACAATGTGTTTAGTCATACCCACTCTATTCGTCGATTAAGGTCTATCAAAAGGTCGTGAGCATACTCCTCACCGCACTCAATACCCTTCCATTCCAGATATGGTATCACCTCTCGGCTCAAGAACTCCGTTAGGTTGACATACTGGGCCATAGAGAAATCCAAGGCTTCATCCAGGTCTTCACAATGCTGCTCAAAGGCGTTCTTAAGGTCTTCCAAGCAGCACCCGTGGTCACACTTTAGAAGCCGCTTCCCCTTCGTCATAGGAGTCCTCTTCGTCATAGGGCCAATCACTGCTGAGGTTGTTTTTCTCACGGATTCGATCAAGACGCTCTTCCATGGTCATAAAAGAAACCTGATTGGTGATGTCGTATCCATACACATGACTCAGGAACAACAGGAACTCCTTGAGCACAGCGTCCCAAGTAGCACACTCGTCAAAGGTCAGATGCTTTTCAAGGGAGACACTGGTGGGGTATTCCCCATCATAGTCCGTGCCCTCATCATTGTAGGAATAAGTGAAATTGTAGTGCTTAGTAAGGTTCATGCTAATTCCAGTGATTACGCTTTAGGGGTTTTACGAGTGAGACGATAACGGGTGTAACGCTGTCCGGTGATGGGGTGAACTTTACGCTCAGACTTGATCTGCCAGCCCAACTCACGGAGTTCCTGGATCCGCTTGGTGAGACACTGGATCCCATGGTCCAGCAAGGCTTCACGCATGGTGATGGAGTTGGTGCGCTTCAGGTGCCCCAGCAGCAATTGGTTTTGACTCATTTGAATATCCTTTTGGTGGTGATGTTAGATTCAGCCCAGACAACATACTCCTGCAACTTCATTTTGATGTAAGTGAAGATGTTCATTCTGAAAGCCATTCCTCCGGTATTTGTTTATCGGCATAAGGAAACCCCCACCGCTCACACCATTGGGCGTAGGTGGTCTTGGAGTCCTTACTCAGTTTTGCCTTGGACCTAGAAAAGACTAGGCGTATATCTAAGTCGGGGTGCTGCTTCTTTACCTTCAGCAGCTTGCCCCTATCGTCAGATGTGAACCGCCCTTTGGCCTCGATGAAGATGCCATTAGGCAACTTGAAGTCAGGCACATAGAAACAAGTACGATGATAGGCGATCCTCTCCTTCTCGTACTCGTAATCCACATGACTGGCCTCAAGCTGCTTGGCTATCTCCTCTTCGAGGCCTGAGCGGTAACCGCCGTCTACCTTGAAGTCCTTCCTATTAAAACTGGACTTCTTCATTAGATGCTGGAGCAAAGTCATCATCCTGAGCGGCGGCTACAAAGCCACCCTCTTCTGCCCCAAAGGGAGAGGATGAGAACTCCACAAGGCTGATGATCTGCACAGCGTTCAGATACAAGGCCACACCTGTGTTGGCTCCCTTATTGTAGGGACCAAAGGCACCAGAGACCTTGATTACCGAACCACCCCCAACCGACACATCTCCTGTAATCGGCTTTCCTGATGCATCATAAAGGCGGGGCTTCAGTTTGGATTTGAAATTGAAAACGATGTTACCGCTATCGTCTTTCTTGAAAGGCATATGGGCCTTGGCTAGTTTCTGCTGTCCGTACTCAGCAACAAATGCGTCCTGAATTGCTTTAGCAAAAGCCTTGGCCTCACCCTCGGGAACAGCCAGTGACACCTTGAAGACACCTTCTTCAGAAAACTTGGTGTCAGCCTTGGTGAGCCATGGGTACTGGGCTGTTCCTA